TGAGGGGGTTGCCGTTAGGCAGCTCAGCGCGACCGCTGGCTTCGTAGGCCGCGTCTAGGCGGTCTTGCCGCGCCTGCTGCTCAATCGGGTTGCAGTCGGGGTTCATCAGAACGGCATCGAATTGGTGGAGTCAGCCTTGGCCTTTTGATCGCTCACCGCCAGCAGCAGGTAGTCATTGCCGGCTTTGCTGACCTTGGGCCGCAGGTTGGCGCGGATCTGTACGCAGGGTTGCCCTTTGTCGTTCGTGACCGGGTTCTGCGTCAGCGCCCAGTTGTAGAGCTTCTCAATCTCCTCCACCGGTACATCGGAGGCTGCCCAATAGGCGCCTTGGGTTTTCTGGTCTTGGTTGCAGTTGAACCAAAGCGTGAAGGCGTCAGGGGCGAAATCAGGCATGAGTCAGTTAATGGTGGGAAGGTTGAAGTAACGGCGCAGCGCGTCATGCACCGCACCGCTGGGGGTGAGATGGTGCTCATCCGCGTGCTTGCGGATCAGCTTCATCACGTCCGGCCAAAGGTGGGCGCAGACGGCCACGCTTTTGGTGCTGCGGGCATAGCGCCGCCTGGGCGCCACCGGCTTGCGTTCGCTAGCGCTAGTCATCGAGGGCACACCAGAGGTAGGGCGTGTGGCGATGGGCATAGAAATCAACAGGGGCAATCGCTAAGCCTTCATCCTGCATGGCGATGAAACTGCGCAGTTGAAGCCAGCAGGATTTGACCCGTTCATGCGAGCAAAAGCGGTATTCCGCCGGCACCGCATTGGCGGATTGCGCCCACTGCAGCGAACTGCCGCAAAGTGCAGCGAGGTAGGCGCCTTGATTATTCCTCAGCAGCCAGTAAACCCGGTGCAGATACGGATCGCTGAAGCAGGTTGAGGTCTGAGCGGATGCGTTGGAGCAGCGCACGCTTGGCGCAGTGGTTGCCGAAATAGGTGAGCCGTGCGTTGTATGCAGCTTCTGCATAAGCGTCTGCTGCTGTTGCTTCAACAGCTCGGATGGCATCGCATACATGCGCGTGAGCAAGTCGGATGTGCTCATCAGGCGGCAACGGCATGGAGCTGCTCCATCAGGAAGTCGCGGTGCGCGGCGGTCTTGATGTAGTCGGCAGCCTTCTTGTCAGGCGGCAGGCTGAAGCGCTCTTGGAAGGCCAGCACGATCTGACTGCGGCGCTCGTCGCTCACCTGGAGCACGGCCTGCACCAGCTCTTGCACCTCAGCGGCACTGAGCTTTTCCGGGTTGGGAGAAACAGGCTTTTTCGCAGGTGCCGCTTTGGCTGGTAGCGGCTTGCTAGCGCTAGTCGTTTCAGGCGCAGCAGTGTCGTCGCGCATCGGGTTCTCCACCTCCACCCGCGCCCACAGCTCATAGCCAAGGCCAAAGGTGAAGGCAGCCGCCGTGCAGAGGCAGCGGCGGTGCGTGTCGGTCAGCGTCCGCGCCGTGATCCGCTCAAACGGAATTGCGTTGTTGCGGATGTCCATGCACGCCTGCGGAAAGTCCGGCGTCACCTGATCGCCATTGGCGAAATAGCCAACGACATAACCAGTGCCATCTGGGGCACGCCAGACGTGGCCGCCATCCGGGGCGCTGCTCAGCGTGAACTGCCAGCCGGGTGCATGGACGTGGAGCAGGTGGGCGATCTTGGCCCAGTTCACATAGTCAGCGGCATAGGAGCCGCTGCCCTTGGTGGAGATGTCATCAGGAGAGATGACCCCACCAAGTTGCGGGAAATCAGTCATGGATGCGGGGTTATCGGGTGCCGCGTCGCTGCAGCACTCGTTCACACTAGGCTAGCCAACGCTAGGGGTCAAGTCCTTGCCCCATCGCCGCTAGTGCATCGGCAACGGGATCCGAGCCGTTGATCGTGATCGCTTCCCATTCGCTCGGCGTCCATTGATGCCAGCCGCTCAGCACATTGCGCAGCAGGTCGCGCTGGCCGTTGCTCAAGCTCTGGCAGTGCTGCTCTAACTGCTTCCAAGCCACCGCTGGCGTCAGCTCTTTGGCCTTAGCAATCGCTTCAAACCGCGCTTGGTGCTCAGCGCTCAATGCCTTGGCAGCATCCTCAGACAACGGTTCCGGCTGCTGCAGCCACTCCGGTGCCTCCAGTTCGCCGATGAAGTGCGAGAAGAAATCCGTCGCCCGCCATGGTGTGCCCTTGGCATCAGTGATGGGCTGCGAGTCCTTGAGCCGATCCTTCAGTCGCCTGTCGGTCACACCGCTGTAATCCCCATCGGCCACGCGCGCATTGGCCAGCGCCAACTGGATGAAGGTCAGCGGCTGCGGCTGCTCGGTTTTGGCGTTCTGCAGCTTGTTGAAGCTGGAATCCCGCACGGCCGGAAAGCCCGCCTGCTCACCCCACTCATGCAGCGTGCTGTGGATCCAGCCGTTGCGGTTACACCAGGCCGTAAGCGTGCGGCCAAAACGCTGGCGAGCGGCTAGCGGTGGGTGCTGGTAGCGGTCGTGATCCAAGGGAGAGGCTTCGCTAGCGGCTAGCCTAACCCTAGGAACGAGCAGCGGCCTCACCCGCTCTCAGTCGCACTTCCTTCACTGCTCCATCGCTCACCACCACGCGCTCCACCCACTGCGATACCAGTCGCCGCGTTTGCTCTGGCGTCTTGGTCATCTCTGTCCATACCGCTGGCTGGTCCAGCGCATTCAACGCATCCGCCAGTGTGAACCGGCTGCCGCCATTGCTGACGCATTCCTCCAGCAAGGTGTTCAGCCGCTGCTCCTTGCGCTCGATCACGTCCGTCAGGTCCGCATCCTCCAGCAAGCGCAGGTCGCTGATCTGACCCTGTAGCTGCTTGATCTCCGGGCTGAGCTGTTGCTTCAGCCGCAGTTCATCCACGACGCTCCCGTAGGCCAGCACCTCCCGCTTCTCCCACAGGCGCCTCAGCACAGCCTCCAGCACGGCCGCCTCTTGGATCACCTTGTGCGGACGGATCGGACACACCTCATGGGTGCAGCGCAGGTAGGTCGGCCCTGGCTTGCGCGGTTGGTGGTAGTGCATCAGGCCACCGCAATGCCCGCAATACACCAGCCCGGTCAGTACTCGGCTGTGGCGCTTGCAAATTGGTGCGGTGGACCGCACTCGCAAGGACTGCATTACCTGTTGGATTTCCACCTGCTCTTCGTGGCTGATCAATGCCGGATGCGCGTGCGGGTGAATCTCCTCCACCTGCCCTGGCTTATTCAGTAGCCGGCTTTTGTTGCCATCAGCGTCCAGCTTCCAGCGGAAGGTGCCATACACGCGGCTGCCAGCAATCGCCGGATTCAGCAGCCAACGCCGCAGGCCTTCAAGGCTGCGAAACGCCTGGCCGCATTCCTTGTACTGATGGTCAAAAGCATCCCGCAGGCTCGCGCTCTGTAGAAAGCGATCCACGATCCGCCGCGCCACCGGCGCCGTCTCGGGGTCCAGTTCGTAGTTCAGCTTTCCTTCGGTGTAGCGGTAGCCAAACGGTGGTTTGCCGGCTTGCGGCTTGAGCTGCTTCCGCGCATACAGCTGGCCGTGATGCACACGCTCGCCGATCAGCTCCGATTCCATCTGCGCCATGCCCATCAGCAAGTTGGCGTAAAAGCGCCCCATCGCTGTCGACAGATCAATGGACTGATCCAGGCAGATCAGGTTTGGCCAACTGTCTTGGTTGAACAGGCGCAGCAGCTTCCCGCCATGCACCGTGGAGCGGCTCATGCGGTCCATCCGCGTGCAGAGCACTGTGCTTAGCAGCCCCTGCTCACAGCACTCCAGCAAGCGCTTCAACTCAGGCCGGTCGTCACGGGTGCCAGAGGCCACATCGACAAACTCCACCACCGGCTCACCGAGCTTGGTGGCGTGCTCACGCAGGCGGCTGAGTTGCTGCTCTAGGGCGTGGGCCTGGTCGTCGCTTTCCGTGCTGACGCGGGCGTAGATCGCCGTTGTCATCTTTTAATTCGCTCCAGGCTATTCTGTGGTCACAGACCTAGCCGCGCCAGAGCTGCTTGGCCTGAAACCACAGCCGAAAAGCCGCATGACCACTGCGATCTCAGACCTGACCGCTCAGCCCATCAGCCGCAGCACTCTGCTGGAGCTGCTGAGCAGCGAAGGATTGACCTATGAAAACCTCGGAGCCGGCCTCCGCGAGGCCTGCATGTGCCTGCAAGATGCCCGGAGCTTCTATGACCTACCGGCAGTACTGGAGGAGCCCTTGACGCGCTTCCGCTGGCATCTGGATCAGGCCTTCGCGGCGCTGGAGGACGCCCGCGAGCTGATCTGAGCAGCACGCCCAACCGAATTGCCTTTGGCCCTAGGGAATAACGCCCTAGGGCTTTTTGCTGTCTTGACGCGCAGCAGATCCGCAGCAGCTTGGTTGATTCTCGCTAGCGCAGTCTATGGTTTTGCTTCGCGCTAGTCCAGCTTTGCGACGGCTAGCGAATTGCACATCCAAAGCCATGACCGCTTCCCTTCACTTGGTGACGCGCAGGCCTAAGCGCATCACGATCACCGTGTCCTATGCCGTTGCTGAGCACCTGCTCAGCCGCAGTGACGAGCAAGGACGATCCACCAGCAACCTGGCCGCGCATCTGTTGGAAGTGGCGCTGGATGCCATGCAGGGCGATCCACCGATCCAGAAGAAATGGCCCGGCAAGGCCTGATCAGCACGGCCCCGGAAGGGGCCTTTTTCGTGGCGGAGTGCAGCAGTCCTGCGGCGGGTCGCAAGGGACTCGGTGACTAGGGCGGATTCGCTGCGCCACTGCAGCTAACCGGCGCTAGCCTCTTTGCGCCGGGATTTCCCGGTAGATCTCCGGCAATCACCAGCAACCACCGATGCCACGTTTAGAGCTGCGATTACCGCCTGAGTTGCACGACGACCTGTTGAGGCACAAGCCGAAAAGCCTCTCTATGGCTACGTTCTGCGCTTTTTTATTGGAGCAGCAAACGCTAGGGCTTGACAGCGCTAGTAAGCTACCCGCGTACCGTGTCGGTGCGGGAACCCCACAGATCAACGGGTTTTCGGATCTACCGGCTTTCGATCCAGAGCTAGGCCGCTCTGGCTCAGCAGCCTCTGCCGAAGCAAGGGCTGTTGAGGCTGTCCCGCCTGAAATTGACCAAGCCCTTGAACCCAAAAAAAAACAGGGCTCATCTTCTGCAAAACGCACTCCGCACAGCGTCAAGGCGATCAGCTCCGACTTGGTTCCTGAAGACCTCCTGGACTGCCAGCAGCTGTTGCCCGAGTTCTGGGCCGTCAAGAAGGGCACCCGCTCTGAAGGCGTCTGGAATCGCGTCTGCAACAAGCTGCGCCAGTGGACGCCAGACCAGCGGCGTGAGGCTCTAGAGCGGGCCATCGCCAGCGGCTGGGGTGACGTGTTTGAGCCGCCCACCCTCAAGGCTGCAGCGGCCAGCACCGGCTACGTGGACTCGATCACCCGCGACCGTCAGGTGATGGATTCCTTCCTAGCCATGTTCCCCAACGAGCCCGAGGCCGCATGATCACGCAGGAAGACTTCGGCAAGGTGCTGCAGGCCTTGAGCCGCACGCTGCCGCGCTTCAAGCCATGGGATGAGACCGCCATGGCCTTGGCTTGGATGACCTTCCCTGAGAAGGCCAAGCAGGAGCTGACCCGTGAGCTGTGGCTCTATGCGGCCGGCCAGCGCCGCCTCGATCCCAACCCACCGGAGGACGTGCCGCTGGACATGCAGCTGCTGAACTACGTGTTCCGCAACGAGAACGGCCGCGCCAACGTGGAGTGGGGCCTCAAGGCCGACCTGCCTGAGCGGATGCAGCGCCCGCATGTGTTCAACCCGCAGCCGGTGCCCGGCCAAGTGGTGCTGCCGCCCGAACCGCCCGTCACCAACCCGTTGCTTCAGGAGGTGCGCTGGTGAACCTCGGTCCCCTGTTTGACTTCTCCGCTAGCGCTAGCGAGGCTGCCAAGGATTACGCCATCGGCACAGTCGGCGCCCATGCCGGCCCGGAGTTTATGGAGCAGGCCAAGGCCGTCATCCAGCAGCGCCTCTCCGGCACCGAATGCCTGGCTGAGGAGTTCCGCCGCGTCTGTGAAGAGGCCGGCATTAAGCCCCATCACCACAACGCTTGGGGCAGCCTGACCAATCAGCTGGTGAAGGCCGGGATCCTGATCGACACCGGCCGCCTGGGCAAAAGCACCAGCGTCCGCAGTCATGCCCGCCGCCAACCGATCTGGAGGGTGCGATGAGAGCAATCAAGCGCAAACCAAAACCTATTCAGACCAAAGCCTATGGATGCCTGTTTCGCAGTCGTCTAGAAGCTCGGTATGCCGTAGCTTTTACAGAAGAGCGTATTGAATGGCGGTATGAACCAGAAGGGTTTGATCTAGGTGAAGCAGGGTTTTATCTGCCTGATTTTTGGCTTCCGCAGGTTTCCATGTGGGCTGAAGTCAAACCTTCTAGGCCGAGCGAGGAAGAGTTGATGAAGTCCGCCGTTCTTGCAAATCAAACTGGTTATCCTTGCCTGCTGCTAATTGACTTGCCAGACGCATGCGCTTATTGGGCTGTAGAGCCTGCGGGAACACAAGAGGGGTGTGATCTTGATTGCGCTGGCGTCGCTTTTTCGATTATGGATTACGAGCTATTTACCGGGTACGACTATCACCTAAGCGAATCTCGTTTCTTTGCTTGCACGGGCGCAGGGCCCGAGTGTTTTCCTATGCCTCATGATTCTAGTTGGTCGTTTGTATCACATTCTGTACACGCCGCTAGATCGGCACGCTTTGAGCATGGTGAAGCCCCTGAGTGTTCATCGCTTTGGAGCGTTTAATGCGGCAAGCCTTTGATCTCAGCAGCGTGCAGGCCCTGCTGCAGCGCGGCATCAATGCCGGCCATTGGACTCTTGAAC